TTGCACCGTTAGAGAGAGTTACTGCTACCTTGAACGCAGCCATAGGGTCGTCAATTACATAAGCAATAGCGCTGGTAGCAGCGGCGTTGCCTGGATAATATTGAGCCTGAACTGTTTGACCTTGGCTATTAACATACTGAACACCAACAAATACACCAACGGTGTTATTTGCAGCTGCGCCAGTAGCGTTAACAGTTACAGTGGATTTTTGAATTGTGCCGCCTGCAGCAATACGAACAATGTCACCATTGTAGATAGCGGTGTTATATGTGGATGCAATTGGAATCTGACGAACTGCACCAGCATAAGGCATGCTGTCTACACGGTTTAGAGCCTGTAAGCCGTAGGGAGCTGAAACGGTTGGATAAGCCATTTAAAAACTCCTAATTAATAAAGTTAAGAACCTTTACCAAAGCGGCTTGTCTCGGTTTTTTGCTCGTTATACAACGGCATCCGAGGGTCACTTTGGCGCATTAAGGTGTTCTCTACAGCATCCATCTGAGCACTTGCTTGACCAGAGTAATACTTATTACGCTGCTCTACAAACTCAACTGGGGTTTTGCAAAGTAACAACCCGCCAATCTCAATATTGTCTTTGTATCGACTATTGGGATCGACTAGCATTTGAAATTTTGGCTGCTCTTCAATACGTACTGGTTCCCATCCTTCTCTGAGTTTGGCAGATAAGTTACGTGGGTCAGCTTGGTTTAAAGATGCAACACGGATCCACCGGTAAGCAAAACCAGCCTGTTTGTCAGGTTCCGGTAATAGCTCTGGAGGAGCCCAATGCGTAGGGCGCTCCACTGCGGTGCGTTTGTCTAATTCACGGGTCAGTCTGTTTTCAGCCATTTGAAGCCTCCAATTTACGTTGTTCACGGGCATACACTTCGGGTGTCAGGCCAAACTTTTTGATGATGGCCATCTGTGACTGCTTCAACCGTACCTGTTTGGAGGACGTTGAACGTGTCGCCGGAGCTACAACCGTACTTGGCTTTGCTTTTTCCTGAGCTGTTTGGGGCTCGGGTTGTGACTCAGCCTGACTGCTTTCTTCCTCGGTATCGAAATACTCTGGAAACTTTTTGCGCATTGTTTTATCAATGTGCTTGAAGTACCGATCGGTGCCTACGACGTTTGGGCCATACTCATCAATCAGCTCTTCATGTATACCTACAGCAAAATTCGACATGGCTTTTTTGGAACCATACCAAGGATTTTCATCCAACCAAGCTTGTGTTTTGGCATCAATCTTGGGAGCATTTTGCTGAGCTTGTGGTATTTGTACTTCATTTTCCTGCTCTTGTAAAGCACTAGGCCTAAATTGTTTAGCTTGCTGTGCTTTAAAGGTAGCTTCTGAGACTTTGGCTTGAGCTTCAACAATACGATCGGCTTCACCAGACTCAAGCGCTTCTTTATATTCACGCTTAGCCATAGCCAGTTCAGTATCAGCCGCACTTTGCACCGTCTCAATGTACGTTTTCTCGCCTGCACTATATTGAGCTCGGAGTTTTTTGTTCTCTTCGTTCAGTCTTTGCAAGGCTTCAAAAGCTGCCTGGCGTTCACGCTCAGCCGCTTCTTTAGCACGACGCTCGTCGTTCCAGACCTTTTTGTACTGGTGAATACGCTCTTTCTGCGACTTTGGATCTAGGTCTTCCTCTTCTTCGTCGGCAGTTTCTAGCTTTTCAACAATCTCCTTTGGCATCGGCTTTTGGTTCCGATCCTCTGGAGGGGTGTCGTCTTCAATGATGTACTCGACATCGTCTTCCCCTGCGGCTTCTAAGGGTTTACCCTTATTTTCTTGCTCATCAGGGAACTTAAATTGTTCTTTTTCCATTTCAGGCATGATTTAGCTCCTAAATAAATTTACGGGATATGCCACGTGGATCCTCAACAACGGCCTCAACTGAGTCGTCATTAATAATCCTGAACTCTTTGCCATGAATGACAAGGCGAGTTCCGGCGTTTGGTCTTACTAATACAAAGTCCCCGGGTTTGCACCAGGCTCCAGTTGGGAAGCGTGCTGGATCTTTATAACAATCTGGACCTAACTCAACTACAAAAAGAATCGTAGTTAGAATCTCGTCCTTCTTGATTAGATCGTCCGGTTTAAGTAGGTCAGACCCCTCAAATTGCTTTTCCACGTCGGGGATGGCGCACAGGATGCGGTACCCTTGTGGTTTAGGAAGCTGCTTGGCCCGTTGCTCAATCGGAATGTACTCACCTTCGTGGTTGATCGAAGGCATAGGATTTCCTAAAGCATCGGTTATTACTATTTGCTGCGAGTTACCGGGGTTTGAGCCGATAAGGATTTCACTCATCAGAGTTCTCCATTCTTTGTTTAAGGTCATTAATTTCCACCTGTGCCATCAGCAGACCTTTTATCTGACCGCACACTAACTGGTACTCGTCGAAGGTTTTGGCCCCGCCAGCACCAAGGCTTTCTTCCAAAGCCCTTACTTGTTCACCTAGCTTTTGGGCTAAGTGGTCAAGATATTTATCTATCATCTGTTACCACCTCTGTTTATAAGTTGTGCCCTGGATTTGGCCAGGTCAACGCCTAACTTAGCGCCCATCTCACCTTCTTTTGCAAGGCGATTCTTGGCATCTTCGTTAACTTTGATAGTTGCGTTCATTGCAGCGATCTTCTCTTGGGAAGCGATGCGATCACGCTCAATCTGTAGTTGATCGGCTTTAGCCGCTGCGTCGGCAGCAAGTTTCTTAGCCTTAATATCAACCTCAGCTTGTTTGAGTTGGAGCTCTTGTTGTTGCAGTTGTACCAACGGATCTTGTTGTGCTTGAGCATTTTGTTGCGCTTGGGCTTCTTGCTGATTCTGTTGCAACAACTGTTGTGCCGCTTGCGCTGCAAGTTGCGATACTCGCACTTCAAGTTCTTCTGGCATAGCTTTGTCATCAGCATCGTCGTTGGGATGGAAAGGTAGATCAACTCCCATCTGAGCTTCCATCTGTTTGCGGTATTCAAACGCAATATGCTCGTTGACGTGCGCCATCATAGCAGCCTGCATAGCTCCTGCTTGAGGGTTTTGACCAACTAACTGCATGATCTTGGGATCTTGCATAGCAGCCATATGCACAGCAATGTGCGCCTTGTGATCTTGATACAGGAAGGCTTTGACTGGTTTCATCATCAAGATGTTCTGGTTCTCAGTGATGGGGTCTTCAGGCTTCTGATCTTCTGGCAGCTTAACAAGTTTGTTAGCATTCTTAATACCTAGTACATCCAACATCTGGCGATGCAACTGAGGCAAGTTATATATCTGTGGTGCTGTCTGTGCTAACTGTAGAGCGGCTTGATACTGCGTAATCTTCTGCGCCATGGTTGCGGCGTTTGGATCAGAGACTGGAATGACATCTACGTTGTCATAGTCAGACTTCTTCGCACGTGGGCTACCAATCTCTGGCTCGTATGTATAAGTATCTGGAGTGTAATCACGAATGATGTCACGGAGTAACCGAAGCTCCTCTTTAAATGAGTAGTGGATGCGGGCTTGTACAGCGGACATTACTTTTAATGTACGCTCCAGAATCGCTAGTGTTGTACCAACCGGTGCTTGGCTGGACATGTCACTAATCTGAAGATCAGCAGCGCTTGCGAAGCGTCGGCCTTCTTCGATGATCTTATCCATTAGCCCTGCAAGAACCATACTTGGCTCTTTATATGGCAACGGTAAGAAGTTATCCCGCATTGTTCCAGCGGGCACATCTACGTCACGCCACTCTCCAGGTGCTATCGGCGTGTCATCGCCTTTGACTCGCATACCCCGGGCTTTGAAGCCACCAGGTAAGTTGGCAAGAGATCCTGCATCAACGAGTTGGCGGAGTATTGAAGTTCCTGACTTAGCAAACGCCCCGATGAGGTGAATAAGACCAAAGCAGTAGAAACCAAAACCGGGAATGTAACCATAATGCACAAAATGCGAACGCTTCTTCTTATGTTCATCTTCTGGCCTCCAGTTGCGACGAATGGCAAGAATAGTACCATTAGCCTTCTCGATGGTGACGATGTAAGGTAGTGCTATACCTGTTGGCTTACCGTCGTCATCTACATCTTCATAACCATCCAAGTCCAAGTCAACTTGCATTTCCAAGAGCTTATAGCGATCATCTACTGATGCTCTAAAGCCCATCTTCTCAGCGATTTTTTTCTCAACTTCATCAAACGCATCAACAGGTTCTGGTAACTCGATGTCACGGTAAAAGCCTGCTACTTGTAATTTCTTAACCTCGTTGGGGGTCTTACGCATGACGTGAGTCACACGTGCCGCACTTGCTAGATCAGATGCGCCGTAAGGAACAACCAAGTCTTCCGCAGGTACAAACATTGATACTTGTCGACCAATACCCGGATCAAAATAAACTTTCTTAAATGCGTTACCAGATAGTCCTAAGCCCCAGAGCATGCGCTCATGCTCAGGTCTGTACTCTGGCATCTCTTCGGTCAACTGATAGTTCATATCATCGGCCACACGTTCAGCCGCTGCTTTTTTCTCAGGTGTCTCTTTGCCAATAATTACTGTCTTAACTGGCCCCATGGCAGGGAATGTTTCCATGATGGTTTCAGCTTGGAACCGCACTAGCGTCTC